CTAATGAATTCGCCCACCCAACGGTTGGATTAACCAATCGGGAACTGAAGTGTTTATCCTCAGCGTTGTAATCTAAATCAATTTCCACCTTTACTTTAACTTTTTGTGTCAACCATTCAGCAACATTAATTGAATATTCGGCTTCATTCCATAATCGTGTCCATTTGTCCTTAATCTTTTTAATCTTTTGTTTATGTAGAATATAGTGAACACCCCTATTCCCATATCTGTAAGCAATCACAGTGACATAAACCGTACTTCTCCTGTGGTTCTGTGAATCAGTTCCAATGTGGACATCAACATATGGACAATCTCTCAAAATGTCCAATGTGTGTGAAACCACATCTACTGGTTTTCCTTGAACCGTTCTGAAAATTTTATCCATAACGTTTAAATTTAATTGTGGAACCATACGGAGTCGAACCGTAACCTCTGGATTTTCAGTCCAGCGTGTCACACCACACTTACACCATAGTTCCTTTTAGCACGTCCCCAAGGTTTCGAACCCTGACCGATGGGTTTGGAATCCATCATGCTACCATTACACCAGAGACGCAGATAATAAACTTGTTTTTGCTACGATAAACAGATGTCGTTTATTGTTACAAATTTTTGTTTATTGTACCTTCGGAGAGATTCAAACTCCCATCTTCGGATTCGTAGTCCGAGGTTCTGTTCAATTGAACTACAAAGGTATAAATAGTTCTGGTCAACCACTCGCATCCCACCAATTTCTTGTATCAAACTTTTTGTAGTACAAACGATTATCAATCTCCTACGACTCATTCTCAACTCACTTGCCTAAGCCTTGTCCGTTGTAAACTATTGTTTGGGTGATTAATGGGAATCGAACCCATGACACAAGGAACCACAATCCTTTGCTCTACCTACTGAGCTATAACCACCATATTGCGGAAGACATTGGAATCGAACCAAATACCCAAAGGTACATCTCGCTTAGCAGGCGGACCCTATCTCCATCAAGGTTTATCTTCCGTAGTCGGCACAGTAGGAATCGAACCTACATGGAACCTATTAACCTTTCAACCGCGTATCAGACGGAGGGTATATGTGCCGTGTTTAGCGGAACAGGCAGGACTCGAACCTACAATCTCTTGATTAACAGTCAAGCTCTTCACCAATTAAGATACTGTTCCAGTGTGGGAGAGGAGGGACTCGAACCCCCAAGGTCTTTCGACGACAGATTTACAGTCTGATGAGCCAACCAATTGCTCAACTCTCCCTTTATATATTGTGTCCCCGACAGGGTTCGAACCTGTGACCCCTCCATTAAAAGTGGAGTGCTCTAAAACCAACTGAGCTACGAAGACATTGTGTAGGGTAGACCGGACTCGAACCAGCATCTTCCACGTCCCAAACGTGGTGACTTACCAATTAGTCAACTACCCTATAAAAAATCAATACCCTGACTCCTTTCGAACTTTGAGGGCTCGTATCATTCATTCTGTATTGATTTAGAGGAAGAAGTAGGTGTCGATCCCAATACCTTTCGGTACCGCCCGTTTTCAAAACGGGGTCATAGGCCGCTATGATTCATCTTCCTTCTATTCCAGTCAATTTTTGCCTTTATACTTAATTTTTCTTTTGTTTCTTTTGAAACGTATAATCCTTTAGTCCATCCTTTTAAAATAAAAGAATCTAGTTCTGTTTTTTTTATTTTTTTATTTACACAATCTTTATTAATCCATGTGGTACCAAATTGTGAATTTTTTTCACCAGATCCTTGTCCTTTTTTAGTGTTACTTATTTTTAACTTAATATCTTCAGAATGTGTTTTTCCGTAGAAACCATTTATTTCTAATAATTTACCCCCATAACCACCTAAAGCAATATTCATACATAATTTGTCTTTCAATAAACTTTCATTTACTATTTCCTTTTCTTTATTTATTAGTAAATCCCTGTTTGGGAAAAACTCAATTATTTTTTTGGTGTGGTTTTCAATCCCGTATTTTTTAATTGATCTCCAAAGTTTTTTTCCAGACCCCATATATCCATCTTCTAAATTATCTGTCGAATGTATTCCGATATAAAACTTATTTGTTACACTACAAATAATTTTATAAATGTAGTGATGTTTTTTTTCTACTACCATAATTAAAATATGTTTTTTATAATAGTTTATGTCCCAATTTATTGTTGTTCCCCAAGGACTCGAACCTCGATTCCACGGACCAAAACCGTGTGTCCTGCCATTAGACGAGGGAACAAAAATGAAGCCAATATGTCAAAGAACTCTTTCTTTTTGTTTGAGGTTTCTATCAGGTTCGAACTGATGACTCCGGGTTACAAAGCCGGGATATTACCAACTATACTAAGAAACCAAATTTTTGGATATAAAAAAACCCTAACTGTTTAGAGTTAGGGTCTTATATTCCTTTTTTATGTTTTATGTTAATCTCTATCAACTCATAAACGAAAATGCCCTAATATCCGACTTCAGCGTACGATACACGAACGACCACTGATTGCTCGGGATACAAATGTTCATATGTTTATTAGTTGTTTTCATTTCTGTTATAAATATAGTGTTGTTTGTAAAAAATCTAATTATGGTACAAATATAAGGTGATTTTTTTAAAAAAACAAGTTTTAATTATTTTTTTATTTCTTTTTGGTATTTATTATTATAAAAAACAAATTATGAAAAAACTATTCACTATTTCTCAAGAAGAAAAACAAAGGATTTTGGAAATGCATACCTCAGCAACTAATCAAAATTATATAAAAGAATCATACCATAAAAATTCAAGACTTATTAATGAACAAGAATCAACTAATGATTTATCACAAGTAAACGCATCATTAAAAAGTTTAAACGATACTTTATTATCTATTCCTAACAAAAATAAAGATAAAGTAGATTTACCAGCTGTTAAATATCTGAGTGAAAGATTTTACATCACATTAAGTGACTTAAGTGCGACAGGATCAATACATTATATAAACCCAACCGGAGGAATTAGCTCAACAAACGCCAGTTTAACTCTAATGAAAACAGACAGTGGTGAATTTGGTTGGGAGACTACTCAAGGTTCAACATCAACCATTATATGTGGTTGTAGAGGAACAAAAAATACACCTGTGGCCACATTCATGGAGGATATGAAACGTGCTTACGAATATGGAATTAATAAAAAAGATTTAGATCAAGCTTGGGTTAAATTTGACGAAGTCCAAACCATGATAACTAATTTATGTACTTTATTGAAGGAGACTAGTGGTGAGTTCCCTCAAGGTAAAAAGGCAATGCTTCATCAAGACAATTCAACGGGATTATACCGAATGGATTTTTATGAGTTGGGAGAATAAATAGGTATTAATTATATGTGTTAGGAAGGTTAACACTAATATACGGGTATTTATTCATCATTCCATCTACCATGTAATAATCAAAATATATAATATATAAGTCTTTTTTCTTATATGTTCTAAATCTTTTTTTAATTACAATAGTTTCTGATGTTGCAATATGATAACTATTATAGGTAACATCGTGAGAAATTTTATACCTTGTTTTATGAAGTACTGGTAAAACAGAGATTAAAAAAGAATCGACAGTCATATCAATAAAATCAGTAGATTCAATAGATTCCCCTTTATAGTTATTTCTTATACTATGTATTAAAAAACTATCTAAACTATATCTTTTTTCAATAAAATTTTTCCTTGAATCTAAGGTTCTTAAATTCTCAGATAAATCAGCCCCTAAGTCATTCGGTTCAAATTGAGAAAACCCGTTAAAAGAAAAAATAAAAACAAAAATAAAAGTTATAGTTCTCATGATAGAATAATTTAAATTTATATTCGACTAAAGTAATAATTTTATTTTAACTAAACAAATATATTTTTATTAAAATAAACGGGAACTATTATTTATTGTCCATTCATTGATTCTTTTTGTTGACATATCACAGTACTCTTGATGTATATCAAATCCTATACCATTCCTATCAAACTTCTCACAAGAGAGTAATGTTGTTCCTGAACCCAAAAATGGGTCTAAAACTGTATCTCCAACAAATGAGTAATATTTGATTATCTTATCGGACAATTCTTCGGGATATGGTGCCAAATGTTTTGATTTTGTTTCAGGATTAATAAACCATACGTTACTTCTTTCATATTCTTCATTAACCAAAGATTTTTCTAAAACTTCATCTTTATATGACCTTACTATTTTATCAATTAAGAAATTGGCGGGTTTTTGAAAAACAAATATTGTTTCTGAAACCAAATTTGGTTTATATGCAACAGGTTTTCTATGTTGGAAGAATCCCCCATTTCTATTTATTGATGCACCTTCTGGTTTAACCCAAACAATATCATCCAAGTATTTCCATCCGATACTTTTCATTATTGGAAAAAAATCAAACGGTATTGGAAGTCTTGTACTTTCACAGTTTCTATTTTTTCTTGGAACTATTACAGGTGAAAGGTTCACTATACACATTCTACCTTCTTTTGTAACTCGATAAACTTCTTTAAACACATCACTTAAAAATGTAAGATAATCTTCATAAGTTTCCCATGTACTATAGGATTTTGCGTTATAATACGGTGGAGATGTCCATGTTAAATGAATGGAATCTGATTCCATTTCTTTTATTCCCAATAAACAATCTTTGTTGATTATTTTTTGTCTCATAAATTGAATGTTCTTGCTGAATCCTTTTTATTTGAACAATCTCCCATCTCAATACCTTTTCTATTGTGACATAACTTACAATAAGTTTTAACATTTTTGGGATTGTTATTATCGTGATTCCCATCAATGTGGTCTAAATCTAAACATCCAATCTCAAAACCTTTCCAGCTCTCAATTGATGGGACAGGACATTTAAAACCTAAATGACCATCTATATTTTCACAATAGTTTTTCTTGTGAATTGTAACTCCTTCTGTTACTCTATTCTTTTTTCTGTCAGTTTGACATCTACTACATTCACTTTTAAATGACCAATTTGCCCAATTTCTAACGGCAACAAAATTATCACACCCAACGTTCACACATTTCGGAAGTGTATAACCTCTCTCATAAAATTTTTCTTTTTGGATTTCAGAAATTGATTTTTTGCTCATATAAATGGTTTGTTATACAAAGATAACAAATTTACGTCAAAAAACCAATATAAAAATATGATATTAAAAAACCCACCTTTGTGGGGTGGGTTTTTAATTTAACAATAAGTTTTAATTAATTGGTCAATAGGCGTAAAAAATTCTAAATGGTTACTTGTTACTGGTTTATCTGGTGTTGTTATTACCTGATTACCCATCATAAAATCAACGACTTTTGTTTGGCAATTAATCTTAACTCCGTATTTACCAGAAGCATCTTTCGTATATAAAGTCCATGTTTTATTTTGTGGATTCAAAGATTTACCAGTTCCTACAAAATTCTTTATAATTTTACCATCTGCTAATTT